TATGATGGGCGGCATGGGCATGGGTATGGGCGGCTACAATCCTATGATGGGCATGGGTGGCGGTTTTAATCCAATGATGGGCGGCATGGGCATGGGTGGTTACAGCCCGTTTATGGGAATGAATCCAATGATGGGCATGAGTGGTGGTGGACTAGGTTCCTTTTATCCGCAGCCTTCGACATATGGTCCGCCGCAATCGATGCCATCGATGGGTGGTTATCCGACGCCTCCGCAGAGCAGTCCGTTTGGTGGTGCGATGCGCGGTTATTATGCTTAGAGTTGAAGGAGAACTCGAATGAAGAAGTTTCAAGGTGGTGGCGGAGTTCCTCGTCAGACGACGATTGGTGGTCAGCGGCATGATTTGGCGTATATAAATCCGTTTGAGGCGGATTTATTGCGGTCATATGGTGGGAGTGGTGAGCCGGGTCCGGGCGGAGTTCCTGCGTATCGTGTTTATAACAGTAGTTATAACCCGAGCACGATTTCTCGGGATCGAACTCAAAGCACTGCATCGAGGCAACAAGCGGCAATGGATCGAGAGATTCAACGTGATGATAGACCTCGTCCTGCGGAGGAAACGACAGCACAGGCTAGGGCTCGTATGGATAAGGGCTCTAATCAGGGTCCAACTCCCGCGCAGGCGGCGGCGGCTCAAGCTGCGGCGGCGGCGGCGGCTCAAGCTGCGGCTGCTGCGCGAGGACAAGCAGGAAGGGATGCTGCTGCGGCTGCGGCAGCAAAGGTTGGAGCTCCCATGACCTCGGCGGAAAGGCAGCGAGAAATTGCGGCACGAGTTCCGACGTATAACGTGGGCCCAGCGAGTATGCGGGGACTGACGAGTAGACAGGGGCCGTCGAGTGACGGTATTATGGATACTCTTAGGAATATTCCGATTATTGGTGGTGTTATTAGCAACTATCAAATGGGGATTACCGCTGGGGGTCCGTTAACATCTTTAGAAGAACAGTATAGAAACCTTGTGGACTCTGGAAAATATACGAAAGAAGAAATTGAAGAATACATGGCGGCAACGCGACGAGGTATAGCTCGTCAGGAGGAAGAGATGTTTGGTGGTGGCGCTCGCCCCGCTGGGGATGACTCGATGCCGTATACGTTGCCCGCTGCTGCGGATCCTTGTCCGGAGGGATATCGGATGGATTCGGTGACGAACATGTGTGTTCCAGCGGATGATGTTACTGGCGGAACGCCTCCGACGGTGTTTCCGGTGTTTCCGGATTTAACACGCCCTGATCCGGTTGCGGTTCCGACGGTTGTTGGCTCTTCGGATTATACGCAGATGCCTGTTACGGGTGGGGTTCCACCGTTGTTGCCGGGAACTGGTGCGTTACCGATGCCTGATTTTAGTCGGGGGTTCATGCCAACAACCTATGGTGGTATGCCAACGGACATAGATCCGTTTAGGTAATGAATTTACAGGCATTACCTGAAGAAGCGTTAAAGGAGATCTTAGCCTTAACTGAGGCTAAGAAGACCTTGGATTTGAGGGAAAAGGCGCATGATCAGTTTATGCCTTTTGCTCATCATGTGTATGAGAACTTTATTGAGGGTCGTCATCACCGGGTTATTGCGGAAAAGTTGGAGCAGGTAGCGAGGGGCGAGTTAAAGCGGTTAATTATTAATATGCCGCCTCGTCATTCGAAGTCTGAGTTTGCCAGTTATTTGATGCCTGCGTGGTTTTTGGGGCGGAATCCGAAGTTAAAGATCATTCAGGCTACGCACAACACTGAGTTGGCGGTACGATTTGGTCGTAAGGTGCGGGATTTGATTGATGATCCTGCGTATAAGTCTATTTTTCCGGACACGAATTTGAAGGAAGACAACAAGGGTGCGGGTCGTTGGCAGACGGATCGTGGCGGCGAGTATTTTGCGGCGGGTGTTGGTGCTGCGGTAACGGGTCGTGGTGCTGATTTGTTTGTGATTGACGATCCGCATTCGGAGCAGGACGCTATGAGCGACAGTGCGTTCGACAATGCGTATGAGTGGTACACTTCTGGTCCTCGTCAGCGTCTTCAACCGGGTGGCGCGATCATAATTGTTATGACTCGGTGGGGAAAAAAGGACTTGACAGGTCGTTTGATTGCCGCGCAGGGCGGGGATGTGATGGCGGACAAGTGGGAGGTTGTGGAATTTCCTGCGATTATGCCTTCTGACAAGCCTTTATGGCCTGAATTCTGGGAAAAAGACGCATTATTGGGGATTAAGGCGTCACTTCCTGTAGGAAAGTGGAATGCGCAGTGGCAGCAGCAGCCTACGGCGTCGGAATCTGCGATTATCAAGCGTGAGTGGTGGAAGGATTGGGATAAGGAGAAGATTCCACGGCTGGATTACATTTTGCAGGCGTATGACACGGCGTTTTCGAAGAAAGAAACTGCGGATTACAGCGCGATTACGACTTGGGGGGTATTTAAGCCCGAGGAGGGTGGCCCTGATCACATTATTTTGTTGGATGCCCGTCGTGGGCGGTGGAATTTTCCGGAACTTAAGGAGATTGCGTATGAAGAGCACGAATACTGGGAGCCAGACATGGTGTTGGTCGAAGCGAAAGCGACGGGTACACCACTTATTGACGAGTTGCGGCTTCGTGGTATTCCGGCATTGGGCTTCTCACCGGGCAAAGGGAATGATAAGATAACGAGAATGCACATGGTTGCGCCTTTGTTTGAGGCTGAAATGGTTTGGGCCCCGATGCACGAAAAGTTTGCTGACGAGGTCGTTGAGGAGGTAGTTTCATTTCCTAATGGCGATCATGATGACTTTTGTGATAGTATGACCTTGGCACTGATGCGTTTTCGTCAAGGCGGGTTTATTTCGTTGAGTGGCGAGGACGAGGATAGTTTAGAATGGAGGCCCCGTAAGCGGGAGTATTATTAAAATGGCAAACAAAGTTACAAAAGAAGAAGCGCGGAAGGTTTTAAGAGAAGCCAAAGCAAAACGTAACCAAAAAATAAAAGACACGGGTGGACAAATAAAGAAGTCCGCCCAGAGGGTTGGGAGCTATACCATTGCTCCGTATCTTTTAAAGTCATTAGGGTTTGATAAAGCAGCAGATGCAGTGGGTTATCCTTTTGATGACAAAGGAGAAATGAGAGAAGGTTTTAAAAACGGTGGTCAGGTTCAAGGGACCAAGTTTAAAGGAACGTTCTAATGGCTTTACCACCTAACATGGTTGTGCCGGGGTTGGACCTCGATGACACAGCGGGACTTCCAGACGTAGAGATACCTATTGATGTACCGATGGAGTTTCCGGATGGTGCGGAGATTATTGAGGATGGCGAGGGCGGCGCGATTGTGCAGGCTATTCGTGAGGGGGAGATGGAGATCCCTGACGAGGCTATACCTTTTGACGCTAATTTAGCGGAGGTTTTGGACGAGGGCACGTTGGGGGAGTTATCTTCTGAGTTGCGGGCTTCGTATAACGAGGATTTGGATTCTCGTGACGAGTGGGAAGAGACGTATGTTAAGGGTCTTGATCTGCTTGGTTTGAAGACTGAGGAGCGCACGACTCCGTTTGAGGGTGCGAGTGGTATTACGCATCCGATGATTAGCGAGAGTGTTACGCAGTTTCAAGCTCAGGCGTATAAGGAGTTGTTGCCAGCGGGTGGTCCGGTTCGCACAAATGTTTTGGGATTGCAGAACGCGGAGCGAGAAGAGCAGGCTAACCGTGTAAAAGACTTCATGAACTATCAGATTACTGAGGTTATGGAAGAATATGATCCGGACATGGATCAGATGTTGTTTTATTTGCCCTTGAGCGGTTCGACATTTAAGAAGGTGTATTTTGATCAAACGCGGCAGCGGGCTGTTTCGAAGTTTATTCCTGCGCAGGATTTGGTTGTTCCGTATTCTGCTTCTGATTTAGCGACATCGACGCGAGTTACGCATGTATTGCGGATGGATGAGAACGACGTTCGTAAGATGCAGGTTGCTCAGGTTTACCGCGATGTGGATTTGCAAACGTCTTCGGATACGGAAGAGGACCCTGTTAAGCAGAAGGTTAACGAGCTTGAGGGGATATCTAAGAACTACAGCGATGATGTTCTGACGATCTTGGAGATGCACGTTGAGTTAGATCTGGAGCGGTTTGAGGATTTAGATCCTGAGACTGGCGAGCCCACGGGTATTCGTCTTCCTTATGTTGTTACGATTGACGAGTCTTCGGGCAAGGTTTTAGCGATTCGTCGTAACTACGACATGACGGATCCGTTGAAGCGCAAGCGCCAGTATTTTGTGCATTATAAGTTTATGCCGGGATTGGGGTTCTACGGCTTTGGTTTGGTGCACATGATTGGCGGTTTGGGCCGCGCTGCGACGAGCCTGTTGCGTCAGTTGATAGACGCTGGGACGTTAGCCAACCTTCCTGCTGGATTTAAGGCCCGTGGAGTGCGTGTACGCAACTCTGATGAGCCATTACAGCCCGGAGAGTTTAGGGACATTGACGCGCCCGGAGGCAGCATCAGGGACGCTATTGTTCCGTTGCCGTACAAAGAGCCTTCTGCGACATTGGCTCAGTTGTTGGGTGGATTGGTTAACGACGGACGTAGGTTTGTTGCTTTAGCTGATCAGCAGATGTCGGACATGAATCAGGAAACGCCAGTGGGGACTACGGTTGCCATGTTGGAGCGTGGCATGAAGGTTATGTCTGCGATTCACAAACGTATGCACTACGCCCAGAAGACGGAGTTCCGTTTGTTGGCGCGTATCTTTGCGGAAAACCTTCCTCCGATGTACCCTTACGAAGTAGCGGGTGCGCCACAACAGGTTAAGATGCAAGACTTTGATGCTAGGATCGACGTTCTCCCCGTTTCTGATCCGAACATTTTCTCTATGTCTCAGAGGGTAACGCTGGCTCAGACCCAACTTCAGCTAGCGCAATCTAACCCTCAGATGCACAACCTTCATGCGGCGTATAGAAGGATGTATCAAGCATTAGAGGTGCAGAATATAGACGAGATCTTGCCACCGCCACCGCCACCTCCGCAGCCGCAAGATCCTGCGATAGAAAATGGGTTGTTGATTGGTGGGCAGGTTCCGCAGGCGTTTGCGCAGCAGGATCATGACGCGCATTTGACGGCACATATTGCATTGTTGGAGATCCCGATGTTGCAGAATGCGCCACCTGTATTGTCCGCATTGTTTACCCATACGTTGCAGCACGTTAGCTTTAAGGCTCGTGAACAGGTGGATAAAGAATTGGAACAGATTAGTGTGCAGCCGCAGCAGCAAATGCAGCAGTTGCAGTTAATGGCGCAAGCGGGAGCGGTAGATCCTATGGTTGCCCAGCAGCAGATGGCGGCGTTACAACAGCAAGGTCCTACGCAGTTTACGCCTGAGCAGATTGAATCTCGTGTGGCTCAGGTTGAAGAAGAGATGATTAAGGATCTAATGCTTAAACTTTCGTATTCACCAGAGGGTGATCAAGAAGATCCGCTGGTTAAGATACGGATGCAGGAGCTTTCGATTAAGCAGATGGAAGCTCAACACAAGGCCGCGATGGATCAAGCGAATCTTGAACTTGAGGGGGCTCGATTGGAGCAACGTGCTGTTACGGATGCGGCTAGACTGGATTTACAGGAAGAGGTTGCGGACAATCGCAATGCTGTAAACCAAGAGCGCATCGATGTGCAGCGAGAAGCCATGTTACGGAGGACCTGATGCCTCTTAAAGAAGGCAAATCAAAAGGTGTTATCAGCCAGAACATCAAGACAGAAATGGCTGCTGGAAAACCGCAAAATCAAGCGGTTGCTATTGCTTTAAGCAAAGCGGGTAAAAGTAAATATTCTTCTGGCGGTATGGTGAACAGGCGGTTTAGTCCGATAGCCCGACCACAGAGGTTTGTTGGAGAGTTCTAGTGTTGTGCGCTCTCACCGCTGTGCTGGTAGGGATGCATGGCGGCGATATGTACAAGGCGTGTGTGTATCGTTGTCCTAGAGACGTTTCGTATTTTTACTATCATTACCCGAGAATAATACGGATACCGTATGACTTTCGGTGTCTTCCTGTAGCCAAGGTGGGTGAGAAGGTATGATAGATCCGGTAACAGCTATTGCGGGGGCTACTCAGGCATTTAATCTTGTTCGTAAAATGGTTTACGCGGGCCGGGAACTAGAAGATGTGGCTGGTCAGCTTAGCAAGTGGTATGGTTTTGCTGCGGATCTTGGCAGGGCAGAGCAACAACGCAAGAACCCGCCAATTTTCACTAAACTGTTTG